ATCATTTTCAATATAATAAAATAATTTTAAAAGTGAGGTGAGAATATGAGTACGTTTAGCGATACTTCACCAATTTTAATAAAAAAAAGAAAAGGTGATTCTACAGACCCTTTTAAGCCTACTGTCGAGAATTTAAAAATAATAAATAATGTAGCTATATTAGATGAGATTCCTGATAAGTTTAGAAGAGTAAATGTTGAAGGATTAGTAGAAAAAAGAACAGATTTCTATAATGAAAACAATAGTATAGCTGAAAAGGAATACATAGTCGATTATAAATTAGGTTATGTATTTTTCAATGAAAAAATGAACAATAAAACTGTTGAAGCTGAATATTTAGGTACAGGAGTTGTTTTATATCCTTCATCAAGGATTTATGATACTGGACGGGAAGATATAATTATTACTATCCAAGAAATGATAAATGGTGGAAGAGAAGCTATAGAAGCATATGCAAGTATAGATAATGCTATAAAAACCGCTGAAGAGTATTATGCAAAAATATCTACTTGTGTTGATGGAATAAAGGAAATAAGTGACACTTTAAATATATCAATTGTAAATGCTAAAAACATAGATGATATATTAAATAAAACTATAGAAGAAGCAAGAAAAATAAATGATACTCTAGGTGGAACTATCATAAATGGGACTAATAAAATAACTGAGATAGATAATATAATACAAGAATTATCTGTCTGTGAGGAATATAGTTCTGAAAAGGAGTATAAAAAGCTTAATAGAGTTTCTTTTAAAGGAAGTTCTTATGAGTGTATTAAAGATTGTAAAGATATACTACCTAGTAATAAAGAATATTGGAATTGCGTAGCTGAAAAAGGTAAAGATGGTAAAGACGGTGAAGGTTCGGGAAATATGCATACAGAGAAGTATGATAAAAACAATGATGGTATAGTAGATATTGCAGAGGTAGCTAATAGAATAGAATGGAATAATATACAAAATAAGCCTGATTTATCACAAGTGGGTAAGGTGAAGTCAGTAAATACTCAAACAGGAGATGTGCTTATATCTGCAATAGATATCAAAACAATTGATGGCATGACTGTAGAGAAAAACATAAGTAATATTCGAGAAAAGGTTGAGTCTAATTTAAATAAAATTGGAAATTTATCTACTCTTGAAAAAGAAATTATAGATAATCTAACAAATGAAAATAAGGAATTAAACTTAACAAATGCAATTAATTATCTATATAAAAATGGAGGAAATGGTGAAAGTGGAAATAATGATAATGATGGTTCTATAAAATTAGGTAGGATTGAAAATTTAACTGCCATTTCTGATATAGAAGGAACTAAAGCAAATTTATCTTGGCAAAATCCAACTATAACAGAATTTGAAAAAGTAGAAATATATGTTAGTACACAAGATTTAACAAGTGCCAATTATGATTATTGTACTAAAAATGCTACTAAAATAGTAGATAGTAAAATAGAAACTTTCGAATATAAAGCTAAAAATAATACTACCTATTATTTTAAAGCTTTTGCTATTTATAATGTCTTTGGAGCAATGCAAAACTCAGATGGAGTTATTACTAGTGTTAAAGTTTTAGATACTAAACCACCTGCAACTGTAACAAATATAAAAGCTACTACAGGAAATGGAGAAATAACTTTAACATGGATAAATCCTAAAGATACTGACTTTGAAAAAATAAAAATTGTAAGAAAAGAAAACAGCAAGCCTACAGACATAAAAGACGGAATAGTAGTGTATGGGGGTAATAATATTACATATAAAGATACGACTGTAGTTAATGACGTTACCTATTATTATAGATTCTTTACTTATGATACAAATAATAATGTAAATGATACGGATATTCAAATTATAAATGTTACTCCTATAGCAAATGGATATGATAAACCTATTAGTGATTTTACTGCAAAAGGTGGTGATGGAGAAGTAACTTTATCATGGATTTATCCATCAGATGCAAATTTTAGTACAGTAAAAATAATAAGAAAAGAAAATGGATATCCTACTGGAATAAATGATGGTGATTTTGTTTGTGAAAGTTTTTATGCTTCTTCGTCAGAATACTCTAATGAGAATATGATAGGTAGTGACATAGATGAAAATTTAACTAATGGCGTTAAATATTATTATCGTGCTTTCACATTCAATAAGAATAATCAATATTGTGATATTGAAGAAGGTCAACAAGTTACTGCAACACCCCAAGCATTTAAAGAATATGGTGTAAGATGGACAAAATCTACAGATATAGTAGAAAGATTAGGAGATGCTGTTGGTTTAACCGCCATAACAGGTGGTAAAAATGATTTTAATAATTTAATTCCTTGGTGTAGTATGAGAAGATGTAATCTATCAGATGACGGGATAGTTAATGCTTATTATGGAAATCCTATGTATAAAATTGATGGTAGTAATGGGCAATGCATGGTAGAGATACCCAAATTTTGGTTTAAAATATATTATGTTAGCAATGATATCATAGAATTTTGGATATGTGATGGAGCTAAGGATGGATATGAAGTACATCCAGCTTTCTTTAGAGATAGAAAACATTTATGTGATGATAATAGTGGAATTGCTGAAGAGGTAGATTATAGGTATCATCATACTTACTTGCCTAGTTTGAATAATGATAATTTAGAAAGTAAAAGCAGTGTTTTACCTAAAACATATTTTTTTATGAGTACAGCTAGAGATTATACTAAAAAAAGAGGAAATGGATGGGGATTAGTAGATTTTAATTTAAGATATGCACTACAGTTATTGTATTTAATTGAATATGCAGATTTTAATTCTCAAAAGACTATTGGGTCAGGAGCTAAGTGTGAAGGTATTAATGATAGTTATACTCCATGTAAAACAGGGGGAACTAATTTATTAGGTAATATTACTGGTTGTATAAACAATGGTCAGATTTCTTATAGAGGAATTGAAGACTTCTTTGGCAATTGTTATCAAATGATAGATGGCTTTTATATAACTGATACTTTAGAAATATTAATTAATAACAAAGGATTTCAAAATGAACAAAAAGAATATGCCTTTAAATTTGGGACAGGATTTAATACAAAATTTCAGCAAGGAGCTATAAAAGATATATTTCATGATAAAAGATTAGGTTTTGTTCCAAATAATTTTAAAGGAACTTATTCTTCAGGGTTGTACGCTCAGGGAACATATGGAGATAGAAGCCACCTCTCATCTGGGGGAGATAATGGAAAATATTCAAGTGTAGGAGTATTTTGCTTTAATTGTACAAATTCTTCAGGTACTGTAGGGTATAATATAGCAGCATCATTATCTTATTAAATTATAATCTTATGGTAGAAAGAAGGTGGTCAAGTGTTAATAGAATCCACAGTTGAACCTCAAAAAATAAAAATACAATATATAAAAGATCATATGGTGCATATTAGATTAAGAAAAAATATAAAACAAATCACAAAAGAAGAAAACGGACGACATATAGTAATGTTTGAATATGATGAAGTTATTTTTGATATAGATAATACGGATAATTTAATAAAACAAATTGAAAATAACTTTGACTTATATTTTAATTATGGATTACAACAAATGGAATTAAATAAATCTAAAGAAAAAGCAGAAAAGCAAATATATAATTTAATAAATCAACATAAGTTAGTAGATTTAAATAATAATACAGAAAGTGCAACTATGTTGTTAACATTACTTATGAGTGAGATAGATTCTTTGAAAAATGAAATAAAATTTTTAAAAGAAAAGGTAGGTGTTTAATTTGAATGAAATATATTTAACAGAAGCTTTTGATAAGTATGTAAATCCTACATTCTTTAATATGTATGTAGTTGCAGTACAGAGTGGAAGATTGCCAATAGAATCATTACCACCTATTTATAAAGAGAGAGTTAATGAACTATTTAATGAAGAAGAAAATAAGAAGGATACATAAAATAATTTTAAAAACCAACATAATATAAAACTGTGATTTTACATTAATTGAGGGTGGTATAAATGGCTAAATCAAGCCATTCCTGAAGTGGAATTTTGAGAAAAATAGTAGAAATACATAATTTACTTTATAGTTGATTTAGAATTGAGAAATATGAAAATTTAAGTTTTTGTATTTCTCTTTTGTTTATCTTGGACATATATGAATTTAAATGACTTAATTTTAAAATATTTTTTTTAAAACGAGGTGAAGATATGAAAGGAGATTTTTGATTATGGATATGGAACACCAAATACAAGACCATGAAAATAGGATTAGAAAACTAGAAGAAAGCGATATTAGACAACAAATTCAATTAGCTAATATTGAGAAATCTCAAGCAGAAATAAAAGTTATGATAAATGAAACTTCAAAAGAACAAACAAAAAATATGAATGAGATTATGGATAAACAGCAGAATATAATGAACGACACAATGGATAAGCAACAAAATACAATGAATAAAATGCTAAATAAAATAGTAGATACCTTTACAGATGGAGAAAAGATTAATCAAGAAGAAAAATTTTATGAAAAGAAGCAATTTTGGGGATTTATCATGGCTTTGGTTGCAATTGCAAGTTCAGTAATTACATATTTTTTAAAATGATAAAGTGTAGGTGATACTAAATGGCTACTCCGATAATGGGAACTTCTAAAGCAACAATAGAACAATGTGAGTTGTTTTTACATAATGTTAATCCTAAAGCACCCTACTTAGCTAATATTTATAAGAAATATTGTGATATTTATGGAATTAAATTAGAAATTGCATGGGTGCAAATGTGTTTGGAAACTAATTTTCTTAGATATTCAGATACAAGTATAACAACATTAGATATGCATAACTATGCTGGATTAGGTGCTTTAGATGGAAACGGAAGAAAACAAGCTTTAAAATTTAATACAAAAAATGAAGGTGTTGAATGTCATATTCAGCATCTTTTTGCTTATTGTAGCAGAAATAATTTACCACAACAACAATTGATAGACCCTAGATTTAAATATGTAGATAGAGGTTGTGCTATTAATGTTGAAGATTTAGGAAGTGGTAAGTGGGCTAGTGATAAGCAATACGCAAATAAATTACTAGACTTATTAGGTAGACTTACAAATACAAAAATAGAAAAGAAAGGGGATAACGTAATGTCAAAAGGAATGATATCATATGATTTTGGACATATGGAAGGAGGAGAAGATACCTCTGCTAATGGGATATTATATGAATATTCTATTGTTAGAAACTATGGTTCTGTTGTTGTAAGAGAGTTACAAAAAGCAGGATACACATTAGTAAATTGTACTCCACCAAATGGAAGAATGAGTTTAAGCCAATCATTATCTTATAGAGTTAATAAAGCTAATTCAAGTGGCAGTATGTTGCATTTATGTTTTCATGCTAATTGCTATAATGGAAATGCTTATGGTTGTGAAATGGAAGTTGCCTCAGATTCAAGTGCTAGAATAGGACAATCTATACAAAATGAAGTAGTATCTTCTTTAGGATTTGCTAATAGAGGAGTAAAAAGACCTAGCTTGTATGTTACAAGAAATACAAATATGCCTTGTGTATTAACAGAACCATTTTTTATAGATAATAGAGGTGATTGTAATAAATATAATGTAGAAAAACTAGGTTGTGCAATAGCAACAGGTGTGTTAAAAGCATTAGGAAATAATTATAGACCATCTACAGGTGGGAATAATTCTAGTTCAAGCTCTTCACCTTCTAAGCCAACAGCAATAGTTACAGCTAGTGCATTAAATGTTAGAGAGCAAAAATCTACTTCTTCTAAGATTTTAGGTGTGTTGCCTAATAACAAATCAGTTGAAGTATATAAAGTTGAAGGAGATTGGGTACATATTTATTATCCACCACATGGAGGATTTATTAGTAAGCAATATGTAAAACTATATAATATACCAGATTCTATTGTACAAAAACCTAATAAACCAGTAGAAAAAAAGGAGGAAAAGAAAATGGATATAATATTATACTTTGGATATGTTGATGAATATGGTGCTAACTTATTGAGAGATAAATTAAAGTTACCAGTATTAAGTTTAGCTGATTTTAAAGCAAATACAAATTTAAAGAATAATGTAGGAAGAATTTATATGGTAGGTGGAAGTGAGAAACCTGTTTCAGATACGGTTTTAATTTCTAGTGGTGGAAGATATGATACTGCACAAGCGGTCATAGAATACATAAAAAAATTAAAATAATATCTAATTAAAAAATAATTTAAAAAGGAGAGATTTATATGCCAGTTAATGATTTTATAAATTTACAACAAATTGCTACTTTTTCTGGGTGTTTATCAATAACGCTAATGATTGTGCAACTTTTGAAGGATTTGAGTTTTTTTAAACAAATGCCTACTAGATATCTAGCTGTTATTGTCGGTGTAATAAATGTAATTATGACATCTATTATGCTAAATACTTTTAGAATATCTGAATTATATTTAATGATTATAAATGGTATTTTTATAGGAATGACAGCAACAGTTACATATAATTTTAAGGGAGATAAAAACAATAAAGAAATTCAACCTACAAATGATCTTTTTTATCATGAAGCACCACAAGATATAATAGAAAACTCAAATATAGATACTGATACAAAAGAATTTGATAATATAATAGAAGAAAATACAATAAGTGAAAACAAAATAAAAGGTTAATTTTAACGAAACTTAGGGTTAGTATTTTTTATGTACTAGCCCTTTATTTTTAATTAAAGGAGGTAAGTTAGAATGGGAGCATTAACTGAACATAGTTATTTTATATCATCTACAAAATATCCTAAAGCTGATGCAGAAGGCTATTACCAAGCTACCGATGGAGAAATAATACAAATGTATGATGATAATGATAGCCCTGTAACTATAAATGGTATAAGAATTATTTCTCCAGATGAACCAATTTATATATCTTTTGATAATAGCAAATCTTATGCTTTAATAACCCCAAACATGCCATTAGTTATTAATAAACTCAGCATATATAGAATTAAAGTTAAAAATGCTTGTAGATTTTATTTTGATGGATTAACTTATTAATTAAACTATTTGAAAAGGAGTGATTTTTATGCCTTTTGTAAGTATGGGTGGAGTTTCTAATGGTGGAAGTAATGGTGGTTCTACAGATTTAACATATGTCAACAAAAGAATCAGTGCTAATGCAACAGAAATAAACTCAATAAAAGAAAAAAACATTCAGCAAGACTCTAGTATAAGCATAAATACTTCTACTATATCTACTTTAAAAACGGATAATACTCAAAATAAGAGCGATATATCCAAATTGAAAACAGAAATAATAAATAAAAAAGATGAGTTAGTAAAATTAAATTCTTTAGACACAGCAGGTTATCTAGAAAACAAGATTGACAATAATTCTATTCAAATAAAGAATAATAAATTAATTGCTAGATCATTAGATGGCTTGGAAGTTACTGTTGCAGAACTTAATATGTTAAAAGGAATAAAAGATAATATTCAAAAGATGATGGATTTAACTCAAAAGGGTATGCAATTTCGAGGGTTTGTAAATACCTATGAAGAATTGACACAAATTCCTGATGTTGAAGCAGGATATACAGCAATTGTTAGAGCTGATGAACAAAGTGAAAATAAAAAAATGTTTTACATTTATGATGGTGCTAAATGGCAACCAACTTATGAGGTTTCTGCTGATAATATGGGCAGAGATTTTATTATAGAACCTTTAAATTTAATGGTAGAAACTAAAGGTGTTTTACCTGAAAATCAAATAGATATAAACATAGCAAGAAAAACTGATATACAAACTAAATTAGATAAAGTTGCTAGTGCAACCCAAGATAACATAGCTATACTAAATAAAGATGGCAGCTTAAAAGATAGTAATAACAAGTTAAGTGATTATGCTAAAACAGATCATACACATAAGGAATTAGAAGATAAGATGGCTTTAAAAACGGATTTACATAATCATATGAATAAAGACACTTTAAATAAATTAACTACAAGTGAGGATGGAAAATTATTATTTGATGGAAGCCTTATTGAAGGAAATTCTAATGGCGGGACAGGAATATCTACATGGAATAAATTTGAAATATAGGAGGTGTAGTTTATGAATATTAGTTTTGAAGCCTTATTAGAGAAACCTTTAGAAGTGGTTTTAGGTAGAATATATTTTATTAAAGAAAACAACGAAGTAAATTTATATTTAGGTAAAAGCGATAAAACATTACAGTATATAGGTAAGCAATTAGGTGATTCTTCAGTATTACCAACAGAGCTACAAGGGAAATCTATAATGGAAATGTTTGCTTACCTTTTTCAATATGCCAATAGAAATAAGAACAATTTAAAAGTCTTAGTAGGAAATTCTATTGGCATAGATTATACTACTAAAACAGATGAAGAAATATCAAATGATATTATAAATAGAAAAGATTTAATTTGCAAAGCTTTATCAAATAAAGGTGTTATTGCTACAAAATCAGATGAGTTATCTGTTTATGCAGCTAAAATTAATTCTATAGTACAAAACTCTCAAATTAAAAACACTAAATTGAATATAAAAAAAGGAGAGACTAAGCAAATTGCATTAACAAATCCTACAGATATTCAAAATGTGTGTACAAGTGTATTAGAGTATAAAGCAGATCAAGATAATGTAGTTAAATATGATTGTGGGTTCAATAATGGGGATTTTACTAGCTTTGATTTTGTATCAGATATAACATTTGATGGGAAAATGAAACAAAATAATAAGATTAAAGAAGATGCTTTTATTAAAATACAAGAGAATGAAACTTTTATCGAAAGTCAATATCATATAAATAAAAGTTTATTCCATACTTTAGATAAAATTGAACCATATGAAGAAGGGGATATTGACAAGATTAAATTAACAGGTACTTATTTTCCTACTGTAGTAAAAGCTAGTGATGATATAAATTTAAATGGTATAAATAAAATCAACAAAATAATATGGGTAGCAAGTGATGGAGATGTTTCTAAGAATAGATTAATTTTCAGCTTAGATAGTGGATTAACATGGAAAAGTTATGATATTAACAATAAAACTATAATAGATATCAATATAAATAATTTGTCTGAAGTAGAAAATAAAGGATTAACTATTGAGCAAGTAAATAGTTTAACAATAGAAGATTTAGATATATTAAGAGATAATAGTCCAAAGATTAGATTTGGATATTATTTAGAAAAGAATAATGCTTTTGATGATTTATACAATGATAATTTATCTATTACAGTTGATATGAAGGGAAGAGATATTCCGAGTCTAAATTATATATGGAACTTTGATGAAGATGGAAAAACTATAAATTATAAATTTATAGAGGATGGTACATATACAATTATCTATTGCGACAATGATTAAACAAATGATAAAAGGGATTTGATGATATGAATAAAAGAGAATTAATTGCAAGTAAAATTATGATGATTTCTTATATATATAAAGAATGTTTAATAAGAATGGATATAGAAACTTTAAAAGAATTATATAAAAGATTAAGGAAAAGGTGGTAAAATGATAAAAAAATATATACCTATAAAGGATTATAGTAATAATTTGGTAGCACAATATAAATTTGAAGAAACAAGTGGTGTAACTTGTATAGATAGTAGTGGTAAAGGTAACAATGGTATTTATGTTGGTACAACGAGTGTTACAGGAGAAAATGGAAATGCTAGAAGTTTTAATAATTTTTTATCGTCTACTTCTGCAATTGATTATATCAACTTTAATAATTCTATAATCCCTACTGGAAGGAAAACAATTAAATTTAAAATTAAATTTAAAGACAATATTGAATATGCTCCAATATTAGGAAATTTATCTAGTAGTGGAGGGGTGTATGACAAGGGGTTGGGGTTTTTTATTGATTCAAATAAAATTAACGTTATGGTTAGAGATGGATCTCCCTCTTGTTTTAACTTTACATCTTCAAACCCAATAAATGATGGATTATATCATCAAGTAATGTTTACTTGGGATGGTACAAATGATAATGATACAATAAAATTATTCATAGACGACATGATAAATCCTAATATTACAACCACAATACAACAAAATGAACCGATATATTCTCAAAATTTTATAATTGGAACAAGACCAGTGAAATCATATGGGTTTAAAGGCGAATTAGATGAGATAGAAATATATAATGAAGTTGTAGAATTTGCTGATAAAAGATATTTACTAAAACAAAACAACCATTATTATACTATAAAATCCGACTTTTATAAAAATGGTAATTATGAATCTATTCAAGAATTAGAAGGAAAAGAAATATTAACTAAAACTGATTTTGAAACTTATGGTATAGATGATTTAAATTTATTAACTAAAAATATCAATACTCAAGACATTAAAGGAACTGATAAGGGGAATTTGGGTAGTGGTAAGTTATTTGAAATGCCTTTTAATAATGATTTCATGAGTATAAGTGAGGTGAAATAAGCATGGCTAAATATTATCCTAAGAAAGATTACTCATCAAACTTAGTAGCACAATATGAATTTGAAGATAATGATAATATATGTAGAGATAGCAGTGGAAATGACAATAACGGTACTTATTATGGTACTACAAAAATTGTTGAAAATGGCAAAACATCTAGAAACTTTAATGGGACTAGTGATTATATACAATTTAATAAAACAATAACTCCTGCAAATGATTTAAGTATAAAGTTTGATATAAAATGTACTGATGTTGAAAGATTTAGTTTTGTATTTACAAATTCATATTCTTCAAGTGATAATGGGGTATTAATACAAATAAAAAACAATAAAATTGATTGTATTTTTCTTAATAAATTATGCGAATCTAATAATGGACTAGTAAGTGCAAATTTAAATGAAAATACTTGGAACAGCATTTTAATTACGAAAAAAGATAAAGTTATTAAAATGTATAAAAATAATTTAGCAATTCCAATATCAACTAGCGAAGTATTATATGATAATAATCCTTGCGAATATAATTTAAAAATAGGAGATTATAGTTATGCGCATTATTATTATAAAGGTAATCTATCTAATTTGGAAATATATAATAAAGCTATAGAATTTACAGATAACAAATATTTAATTCAAGATAAAAACAATAATTTATATACATTAAATAAAAGCAATAATTTATATACATTAAATAAAAGCAATTTA